GCCACAGGCTCTTGCTCTACCTTTGGTTGTGATACTTTTGCATAGTTGTATTCAATCCACATGCGAGGTTCTAGCGTTGCCAAATGCTCCCAAGCATTGTCTTCCTCAAAATCTTTGGCTTTATCAAGATATTCACACTTGATTTGTCCAGTTTCTTTAAGTTGATAAACAAAAACTGTTGCTGCTAAATTGTGCGTTTGCTCTACCTTTGGTTGTGGTGTTCCGAATAGCCGTTGAACATTCCTCTCATGACGCTCAAGGTTTGTCAACTCCTGCTCTGGCTGTGCCACCATTTTCGTGGCGTCAGGAATATGGTTTGCCAAGGCTTCTTTGATGGCGGTGATGGCTTGGTCAATTTCTGCGTTTGCTTTGTCAGCGCCACAGGTGCATTCATCCCCAACTGACTCATTGGCACACCCATCTTCATGTTGCGGACACGAATACCAAGTGTCTTCACAGTAGTAATGCGTTTGTTTATTGTTTTCCAACGCCTCAAGCGCCATGCGTAGTGCTTCGTCTTTAGTCATAGTGGGCTTTCAGGTAGTTGTTGACGTTGTTGTTGCGCGTATTCTTTGATCTGCTTGGCAGTCCAAGGTACAGCGGGGAATGTAGGGAAGGGCCACATATCAACCTTTCTTTTTTGCTGTTGTGTTTTTTGTACCTGCACGACTGTAATACATAAATTCAAGCGGTTTAATTGAAACTTGTTTATTGCTAATACCTGACAAGGTTCCATGCATTGGTTTCTTTTTGCGCGTTTCGTCAACATAATTGGTCAGCGTTTGTCCTGCTGTTGTTTGGCGCGATTCAATACGCAACGCTTGTAATAATTCTGGATGGTAGGTTTTGATGTAATCGGGATGAAACGCATTAATCATGCTGCTTTCCTTTCTGCGCGGATTTGATCGCGGGATTTTCCAAGGTTAAATACGCTATTCATTCGATACAAAACCTTTTGTTTGGCCTCATAACGGCGTTTATTTTCTTTGGAGGATGCTTCGGGCTTGGGAACATCGTTTCCGGCTCCTAGGGCGTATACAGCTCTTGGGTAACGCCTTGCACCTTCTGCGTCATAAACATAACGGCAGATGTAGATTTGTTTGCCAACACGAGGCGTATTTTTGTTCATGCGCGACAAAATGGCTGCAATCAGATTTTTGGGAATTCCAGCCGATTCCTCAAGTTCTGCGCGTGATTGACTGCCATATTGTTCTAACGCCATGCGGATTGCTTGAGTGCGTGACCCGTACAACTTTCTGTGTTGGCTTGTCTTTTTGTTTGATTTGGCTTGCGATGATTTCATTGGTTTTAAATGTGTGATAGTTAATACAAGTGCGGGTTCTTTTGACTGAGCCATCAGGTTGAATGCGGGTTTCATCAACTTCTGTTCTGGCATTGCATTGGGGGCATTTCATAGTTCTTGGATGGTGATGCGGTACTGTTTACCTTGCATATCCAGAACGTCTATGGTTTTGAGCGTAGACGTAAATTCGTCATTGCTGCCAAGATCAAATTGGACCCTGCCAACCTCGTCAATCAGGTTGCGCTTGTCTAATGCCAGCAGGTTTTCGCGTATCAAAAACGCTATGTAATCGCAGTGGTTTTGTTTCATGTTTAATTCCTTTTTGAATGTGTAAAACTATCATACATCAATCTATGACACTTTTATGCGTTGGGCAAGAATTCTCACGCTATCCGGCATCGGTGTTGCTTTTTTGCGATCTTCTTCAATCTTGCGTAAGGCAGCATCTTGGTTTGGTGCGGCTGGTACGGTCACGGTGGCAACATCATGCGGATTGATTCGTATTGCCTGACCAACCATCCAATCGGCTTTGAATCCAGCCCATCCACGTTCACAACAAACTGACATGACTTGTTCAAGCGTCATGTTTGCTTTGGTTGCCTCGCGTTGCAATCCAGCAATCGCGGTGTTGGTGATTGTGGCTTTCTTGGCTTTGCGTAAGGCAACAAAATCATTCCAAACATCAACACTAACGCCTTCGGGCGTAGCAACGATAATTGCTTTCTTCTTTGGTTCTTGGTTTATAGTTTCTGGTTTATTGTTATTAGTTGCCTTAGCGATGGGATGCGATTCGGAACCCACTGGGTTCTTTTTGCGACCACCAAGGCGACCATTAGCCCGATTCTTTTCAGCCATCGCATGATATTGCTGAATCACATCGTCACATCTGCCATGAAACCATCCATCTTCATGTCTGACAAACATATCTAAAAGTACGGCATCAACCACATCGGTAGCAAGTCGCAACCGTCTGGAAACCCACTGGGTATCAAGTGGGATTTTGTTTTCCGTGTCGTAATACATATCCAGAAGGCGGCGATAAGCCAAATCCTCGTCATTGGATAAATGGGCGGTAGAGGCGCGGTAATCGCCAATACTGAACTGGTAATAATGCATTGAATTTTCCTATACAAACGCCTATCTGAAAGAAACATGGGCAGGTGGATAGGAGACACTTTTCGGTACGCTCATGACTTCGTACCTAGCCCTGTTTCACAATATTATATACACGATTCCAAAGGCACATCAACAACAACCCGACAACCACCGCCTTTTTGTTGCTCTTTTCGCACAATCAGCAAGCGGTCAACTTGGCTATCATCATTGAACACACCCGCTTGCGTTAGGGCATCCAGCAACGGTTTGGCTATGTTGTCAATGTCGCGCACACGCTTGTCTGGTGGATACAGATGTATGGTCAGGCTCACCCTATGAGCCTCAAACCCTTTATGTTCCGACAGCACAAATGCCTCTAACACTTTGGCCTTGAATTTACGCGCATGGGCAGTCAAAAACCGTTGTGAACCCTTGAATCCCCAATAGGTGTTTACGCTTGGTGGATATGGCAAAAAAAGATTGAGCATGGCTTGTAATAGTTGTTAAAAGTGTGTTTATAATACATCATCGCAACCACGCGATACATCAAAAAAGGAATTAATCATGACAGCATACGATAGGTGGTTAGAGGCTCCGATACAAGCGCATTATGCGGAACAAGAAGCAATCCGCGACATAGTTGAGGAACTCATGGAAGATGAGTTAAATCCGCGCAATCCAAATGTGTTTATGGAGGCCATCAACGATGGTGGCTGCTTAGACAACAAAGAATTCAACCAAGCGTTGAAAGAAATGCTGGACAAAAAAGACTACAAAGGGCTTGGCGAATTGGTCTATGACTTTGTTGTGGACTACTGCCAAGACGAAGCCGTATCACGCGCAGAAGCAATCATCACTATGAGGAAACGCAAATGAAAACATTTAATGAACTGCGCAAAATTAGCGTCATTGAAAAGATGAAAAAGAAAGGCAAATTTAACTATTTGTCTTGGGCTTATGCGGTTGACGTTCTGTTGCAAGAAGACAAGGATGCCAACTGGGAATTCAAACCAAGCCAAATGTTTGGTGAAACCATGATGGTGTTTTGTACCGTCACGGCATTTGGCGTATCACGCACAGCATTCCTGCCTGTGATGAACAACCAAAACCAGCCCGTCACAAATCCTGATGCTTGCATCGTCAACAAGGCAATGCAACGCTGCTTGGTTAAAGCAATTGCTTTGCATGGCATTGGCCTTTACATCTATGAGGGTGAAGACTTGCCAGACGAAGGCGAACCAGAACCAGTTGACATTAGCCCAATCATTGCCTTCATTGCCGAAGCACATAACCTTGAAGACCTGCGTATTAAGTATGTTGGGGCTGTCAAATCGGTCAAGAATGACCAAGAGGCGCTCAAGCAACTGGAAGCGGTCAAAGATAAACGCAAGGCTGAACTTACGGCACAAGGGGAAGCGCAATGAGTGAACTTTTTGCCTTGATGTGCATTGCCGCTTGGTTAACGCACATTTTCACCTGTTTTAGTGCAAGCCTTTGGGGGTTTTTGGTGGCTGGCGCTATCTTTTTCCCAATTGGCATCCTTCACGGCTTTTACCTTTGGTTCAACTAATATGACACAAGACAAAATCATTGAGATGGCTA